AAAGGATACGCAAGGGACCCACGCCTCCCGGCTTAAGGCCGCCGACAGTTCAGCCAGTAGATCAACTGCATCTACATCAGTAACATCCTGCGATCCGGATCCAATCATTAGTGTCTTGAGCTGATCCATAATCTGCGACTTGATGGCATCCGAGCCCGAGATCGTAGTGATCTCTTTTCTTTCGGTGAAGGCCGCAACTTCGGTGACGGTGCCGAGCACTTTAGCCGCGGTGACTTTGGTGCTCTGCTTAGCGTCCGGGTCGATAAGTACTGATACGAGTGATTGAATTACTAGGGCGCGCAAAGATTCAGAGGAGCGGTATTTCTGCGCCTCTAATGCCATCTCATAAGCTTCTATCTCTGCCCGTATCCTATCGTCGGCCTTAAGCCGGGAGGCGTGGTTCCCTTGCGTATCCTTTGATCCCTTATCGGAATAAGCCCTTCGGTAGCTCTCAGCCCCTGTATTACCTAATGCCACTTGACGGGCAAACTCTCTTTGCTTAGGTGTCAACTCACTCTTACCCACCATGAGGATTGTCTCAATGGGCATTTCCTTTAATGCTTGCTTTATCTCTTTGCGTTTCATGTACTGAGCTTTCCCGCTTCGCTATATCAACCCGGCCGATCATACAGGAACAAATGCGGAAACAATAGCTCGCCCCTATCAAAACCCGTAAATTGATTAGAAATGACCATCAGCAATACGATAAAACATATTGCATTAGTACTTGCAAACCTATTGCATTCTGCTAGTATCTGACTCATGCACTCAGCGACGAGTGCCAACCACGAGGAACTTATGACATACACAATCGGTTATCACCTATTTGATGGCACGACCGCAACAATGAAACGCCACGGCATGCAACTGTCGGACGTGATCAGCGAGTGTAAAAAAACGCTTACCGGACGCAGCTGGATCATCAAGGATCAATTCAATAATGCACTGGCATTTGAATAAACCCAACCGCCAGGGCAACCGGGCACCACCGAAGATTGACACCATGAACGACTATTCAGCAAACCTAGCATTTTTCCTACTGGATAAAACCGGCAGTATCTTTGGCCGCTGGCATGGCCGCATGACCGCCGCCGCTCAGCGTGAGTTATTTGGACGCTATATCGGCAAGGGAACTATTGTTATCGACGGAGACAATGAAACCATCCGCAACACCGTCAAGGCTTGTTTTGGCCTTGACTATGAGGATCGCAATGTAACCCAGTGGCGCACACTTTAATTAATCCGGAGCCCGACACCATGACTTTCCGCAATTGCTCAAACACCATCGAACACCCCGAAGCTTACGAGCGCGCCATTCGTGCCCGGATGATTGCCAATGCCACCAAGACTTGGCGAATCAATACCGAGCGCGCCGCCGAAATCGAAGACGCTTTGCACCCCGGCCGCACCTATAACGATTATGGCCATCCCACCTACACCGATAACTTTATCGGTAGCCTTGCCCGAGCATTTGATAGCTTTGGGAAGCTTACGCCTAACCAGTGCGCCGCCATACTGCGCGGTATCGATGCGCGCGCCGCCCGTAAGGCTGAGTTTGCAGCGCAAAACGCCGCTTTAAGCGCAACGCGAGCCCATATCGGCACTGTCGGAGAGAAAATCACCGTCACCCTGACCATGAAGAAAATCATTCAATTGGAAGGCATGCAATTCGGCCGCCATCCTAGCGTGACTTACATTCACATTATGGAAGACGCCGACCGTAACGTTTTCGTTTACAAAGGCACCGCCGCCGCTTTTGCCATTGGCGAAGGCGAAACCGTCACCGTGACCGCTACCGTCAAAGAACACGGCATTCGCAACGACACAAAGCAGACCATCATTCAGCGTCCTAAAGCAATCTAAACCAACCCGGAGCCCTACAAAATGAAAGCATACGCACACCTAGTTCAATACGCACTTAGCAATGGACACATTGTTTCAGTATGGGATGGCGAAGAGTGGCAGGTTAAAAAATCCACAGATGCCGCCGCCATCATTGAAGCAATCGAATCGGTAGAAGAGGCCGAGATATCTATCACCGGAGCAGCTGACGATCCCGCCCGGATCATTGGCTGGGCACTTGTGTCCGCCTATGGATTGCAAGATGACGAGACCGTAATCGACTTTGCATGTAATAACTACATGCTCGATTGGGATGGCGCTTACGAGCTTGTCGAATCCGCCCCGAATCGCGACCGCCTGATGCGCGCCGCCCGTGAGCTTTCTACCGGCTTACATGGAAGCTTTGCCGCCGGTATCGGTGATGCCGCCCTGCGCGCCAACAATCACAACCTGCAGATTTTAGTGAATGCTTTCCCGGAGATATTCGCCAAAGCCACCGGCACCGAAAACGTTTAAACCAACCGCCCGGGATATCCCGGGCACCACCTGAAAGGAAACACACCATGAGCGAACTTATGCAAATCCTGATCAAACGTGACGGACTATCCCGCACCGAAGCCGCCGAAGCAATCGCCTATGCCCGGCACCTAGTTAACGAAGGCTGCGACCCGGAAGAAGTTTTGCAAGATGAATTCGGACTTGAGCCCGATTATATTTTCGACTTGATTTAAGGAGCCCGCCGCCATGAACCGCATCCCCAAATTTTTAGTAATCGCCGGAGTTATTCTCGCAATCATTTGCATGTATATGGGCGCGAGTAATCAAATTGACACCGCATCAATGATTATTACCACTTTGTCAAGCTTGTTTATATCGGTAATGTCAGCAATTGAAGATCATAACTCAAAGGATTAATAAAATGAAAATTACAGTTAAACATCGATCAGTCTACGGAATCGACACTTTTTATCCGGTATGCCCGGCCGCAAAGTTATTTGCCCAAATCGCGGGCACAAAAACACTCACGCGCAACACCATGCGCGATGTTCAAGCTTTGGGATATGACATCGAACTGAAGACAGAAGCACCGAAACTTTTCACCCACTTACAGACCGCATAAAGGAACCGACACCATGCAAGCAATCACCGTAAAGTATTTGAGCCCTACCAACACCAAAGGCGCACGCCTGAAGGCCGAATGCAAAGGAGGATCGGTAACCATCGGATACCCGTATCATCTTCTTGACGGCATAGACGGTAGGTTTCTCCCACATTTCTTCGGGAGAACGGAAGGAGAAAAAGCCGCCCGGATTGCATGCGATGCATTGTGCGAAAAATTAGGCTGGGATTCATCCCGCCGAGTTGGTGGGCAACTTAAAAACCAAGATTATGTTTTCGTCGCAAATTAATTTAAAGGAACCGACACCATGAACACTTTCGATTTTATATCCGATCCCGGGCACGGATGGATCAAAGTACCGCACCGCCTACTGTCAGATTTTCAGATCGCAGACAAGATTAGTCATTACTCATACAGCCGAGGCGATTATGCCTATTTAGAAGAAGACATGGACGCAGCGATATTTTTTAACGCATATCATGCCCGCCATGGGCACGACCCAAAAATCCGCGAGCGTAATAGCGCGCACAACTATAGCCACGTCCGCAATTATGCAACTTATATCCCGCAGGTGATCGCATGAAAATCCACTTTATACGCAAATCCAGCAACAAAAAAACCGGAGATATCCCGGTAACCTATAGCGCACGGACAACTTGTCCGGAATCGTGCCCGCATTACCGCGCCGACTGTTATGCCGAGGATTTCCATACCCGGATGGCATGGAACAAGGTGCCCGAGCGCGGTTCCAGCTTGCCCGAGACTTGCGCGAGTATCGCCGCACTACCAGACGGCCAATTGTGGCGAATGAATGTAGCCGGAGACTTGCCCGGGCACGGCGAAGACGTAGACCCTTACGCACTCGGAGAAATAGTACGGGCAAATATTGGCCGCCGAGGATTCACTTATACCCACAAGAAAAACGCCGCCGCTATCTTTTGGGCGCGCCATGCTACCGAATGGGGATTTACCGTCAACCTATCCGCAGATGATGCCGGCGAAGCCGACCAGCTTGCCGCCCACGGATTGCCATTGACTTGCATTGTGCCAATGGACACGCCCGAGCGCACCACCACGCCCGCCGGCCGCCCGATAGTAGTATGCCCGGCTCAGACCCGCAACGATAAGACCTGCAAAAATTGCGGACTATGCCAACACGCCGACCGTGCCGTTATCGTCGGATTCCGAGCCCATGGCAGCAAAGCAAAGCAAACCGACCAGCGCGCACGCCGGGTAATCCCTATCGCCCGCACCGCATAATCACAAGGAGATCAGACGAATGAAACGCCGCCAATACTTGCACGACCTGTTGCGACTGATGACCGCAGACGAGATCAGACGCAGCGCCGAAAGCCCGAGTGCATACATGACCCGGACGCACGTACTTTTGCACTATATCGCCATCAGAAAATTGACCCGCTAATAAGGAGATCAGACGAATGAAAACTTATCAAATCACACTAGCCCGCAACGAAACCCGAGTTGTCATTGTGGAAATTGAAGCGGAAAACGAAAACGCCGCCGAGGATATCGCCCGCGATATGCTAGACGATACCGATTTTCATGATGGCAAAGTGGTTCACGCCGAGGAATGGATTCAAGATACTAAATGCATGAACGAAGAATTATCCGAAGAATAACAAGGAGATCAGACGAATGACTTACGCGCACTTACAACGCTGTTTATTTACGCCGGGATGCAATCGGTGCCAGTACACAACGGTAAAAACGACAGACGGGTTTGCTACCATTTGCCGCCCATGCTTTCAGAAATACAAGCAATTACAAGGAGATCAGACGAATGAAAACTTACAACGTCACAATTAAGGCGGAAATTTATAAGACGATTACAATCACCGCCGAAGATGAGGATGCAGCATACGAGAACGCGCACGATATTTTTTCTGTTGTTTCGGACGAATGGCCGGAGCGGTATAGCGAAGAGACAATCTCACTCATTGAATTGCCCCAACCATAAGGAGATCAGACGAATGGACTACACGCCCGCACCATGGAAAACGCACGCCGTGAATTACATCAAAGATACCCCGGCACAATGGGAAATCAGAGACAAGCACAAAGGAGTGATTGCTGTTACCGAAAGCGTGAACCCGGATGATGCCGCACTAATTGCCGCCGCCCCGGACTTGCTCGAAGCTTTGCAAGACATATCAAATTATTTTGGCCAATTTGACGTTGATAATGGTTTGGACGAATGCCTAACCGCCGCCCGCGCCGCCATCAACAAAGCCACTCACCTATAAGGAGATCAGACGAATGAAAACAATTGAACTAACAGGCGCAGCATTGGATTGGGCAGTGGCTCAGTGCGAAGGATTTGATAACGGCGATTGGTTGCCAGATTATTCAACAGATTGGGCGGCGGGCGGAACAATCATTGAGCGGGAGGGCATATCAATTCTTTCAACTGAAAGCGGCGAATGGTGCGCCGCTATTGGCGAACTGTATTATGAGGATAATGAGCCGCGAAGCCCAACACCACTAGTCGCAGCCATGCTTTGCTACGTGGCAAGCAAGATGGGTGACGAGGTGGACGTACCGAAAGAACTATTAACCCACGTTTAACAGGAGATCAGACGGACAACCCGCGCATTGATTGAGTCAGGCTTTGCGTAAACTTGAACAGGCCGACCCGCCGGTGGTAATCATTTGCATCCTCGCCGGTGGTGTCGCTGATCCATGCCGGCCAGCCTATCTGCGCCGCAGTCTTTTGCCCGGTCTCGCTGGCATCATTGTCGGCGATGACCAGCCCCGGCTTGAGACTCTCCGCTACTTTGAGCATATTGCCCGCCGAGAAACATACGTGCAAAGTGTAGCGTCTCTTCATGGTTTTCAAGGCCAGACGAACGGACAACGCAGTAGCGTACCCCTCGCACAAGATATTCATCCCCTTGTTATCGAACGTGAAGGTCGCGCCTGATGTACGCTGCCCGAACAGGAATTTTTTCCCGCCCTCTGCATCAATCATTTGCACACCGACTAACGATCCGACGATCCTCATCGGCACGAGAAGGACAGGCTTGCCCTCGATCCGAAGAACATTGCCCTGCTCATCCGGGAATCCCTTTGCTTCCAGATATGGGTGAGTCATCATGCCGCTATCGTTTAGCATACGCACCGCCTTGCGCGTGGCTTCCTGCTGACGCTTGCGTTGCTCTGCCTCGGCATTGAGAACAGACGAACGGATTTGCCGCAGGTCTAGCTGGTTGCGAGAGTCAGGCTTCCATATAGATACCACGGTATCCACCGCATGATTTTGTACAAACCCATGCGTGCCCATGAACTTGACCGCACCGTTAACCTTGCGCGGGTGATCCTCTGTCGGGTACCGCTTCCATGTACCGAGCGGTGGGTAGTCGTGAATGATGATGCCATGAGAGCGGGCAAAGTCTAGGAAGTCCATCACTCCCGCCCCTTTGCACGAATAGCGGAAGCAATAAACAGCGAACCGTAGCCCTCGATACCCATCTGCTCTACCAATCGAGCGTATTCCTCTGACTCCGTATGTGCATACAAAGGCTGCCATGCAGGTCTATCTTGGTGTCTTGTGCTTGGATCATCGGAGTAACTCCACCGGCCATTGCGAAATATTCTCCAAACCACTGGCTTCATATCTTTCGTACTCATTTCTTGCCGATCCTTTTCAAAAATGCATACAGCTTGGTACGAATAAACTTCTTAACTTCTGGTGATGGCAGCATGATCTGATTATCTCTGAGCCCGCGAGGCCAGACGCCGAACTTATCCCGGTAGGTATTCGCAGCCCGGCCACTAGACCAGCCCTCATTCCTGACGTAGTACTGCATCATTGACCAGAACTCCTGCTTGTTTTCACGGGATTGACCTATGTTCTTCAGCTCTTCCATCTTTCCGGCAACCGCACTCACCTTGTTCTGCCGCTCACGGACATGGCCGCAGTTGTAGCAGGTGTCGGAACCACCCACCCACAGCGCATGGCAAGCTGGACACTTGCTCTCTTTCTTCTCTCGCTCTGTCGGTTCCTTCTTTGTCTTCTCTTTGCCTTCATCAAGCACATCAACACCAGCCTCATAGACATCATCCCAGTCTTCCCGGAACCGAAGATAGTTACCGCTGTGATCCAGCCACAGAGCAAACTGTTTGCCCTCGCAGCCACGCATGACGCGACCCATCTGCTGGATATGAGATGACAAGGACTTGCTGAATGGCCGAGCGGATACGCCGATCATTACGTCAGGCACATCAAATCCCTTGGTCAGGATATCGGTAGCAATCAGCCCTTGTATCTGCGTGTCAGGCTTTGAGAAGTCTTCGATGATCTCCTTCTTCCACTGGTCATCATCCTTGTAGCTCAGACTAACAAAGTTGTAACCCTGCTCCTGAAACTTGCGCGCAAGATCAGCGCCATGATCTACACCGGCAGAGAAGATAATAGTCTTGCGAGGCTCGCCGAATATCTCATGCGTCTTGGCAACCCACTCCGCTACCACATCCCCAGTAATCTTCATGCCCCGAGTCGTGGCTTCTGCGTTAGACCACTCGCCGGCAACCTTCTTGGCACCGTCCATGTCGATCTCTTTGGCAATGAACACGCGCAGTGGCACCAGCATCTGACGATCAACTAATTCCTTCGTGGTAACAGGACTGACCACGTTGTCATAGATTTTGCCGAGCCCCTTGGTGAATGGGGTAGCGGTCAGACCTACGACTCTCACATCGGGATTGTTCTTGATGAACTCGACCGTCTGCTCACGGGTAGCGTGGCATTCATCCACGATCAGCAGAGACAGACCCGGGAACTCACCCCTACGCTCGAGGGTTTGGGCAGAACAGACCTGAATGTTTTCGTACGGACGGTAGCGCCAATGGCCGGACTGCAATACGCCATGCTCGATGTTGTACCGCTCGAGCCGCTTGCTGGTCTGATCGCACAGAACGATCCGATCCAGAAGCATGGCAGCCTTGTTACCTTTGGATTTGGTAGCAGCTAACAGAGCGATTGCCATCTCTGTCTTGCCGCTACCTGTGGGACTGACTAGTACCTGCGCCCGCTTGCCCTGCAAAAACCCGAGTCGCAATTGCTCGAGCGCCTTCTCTTGGTAGTCGCGAAGATTTAACACCTGCACTCCTTTATCTACTGACACACAAGCCCGTCAGCGTGGGCATAACTCACTTTTCTTCTTGCTTCTTGATCTTCTTCTGGAGCATGGCTACCTGCTTCATGAGCTGGGCGTTCTCCGATTGGAAGGTATCGCGGGATTGCTTGACCGCAGCCAACTCGATCTCGAGCAGACGAATCTGTGCGCGCAAGTCTTTGATGGTGGACTCGGCCATCTGCTTTTCAATCTCATCACCGGTCATGGATGCAACGGCCAGCCTGTCAGATAGCGTCTCATTCTCCGCCTTGAGCAGGGTAATAGCGTCAGTCATCTGCTGCTCCGGAGTCTCCTCGAACGGCCACTCTTCTTTTGCCTCCTCTTGGACTTGCTCTTCCTTCTTGGGCTTCATGGTGTGGGTCTTGCCGCCACGCTCAAACTTTGTGGCTTCCTTGCTTGCGCCCAGTTCTTTACGAATGTTGCCGACAAACACATGGCTAACGTGGCAGTGCTTGGCTATCTCACGGTCAGACCAATCAGACCATTCCAAATCTTGCAGCATGCGGATGACCACGTTACGCTTGTCAGTGTTGCTGCGCTGTAGGCCGTGGTCACCATTGGCACCGTTGGAGTAGAGCAGTGCGTCACGCAGAGTGCCGTTGATAACTTCGCATGCTATGCCGGGTGAACCTGCCGCCTTGGTTGCAAGGAAGCGGTGGAAGCCATCAGCAAGGTAGTACTCCAGACCATCATGGAACACCACAACACTGGGGAATACAGTGCCACCCTTGATTGACTCGCAGTACTGAGCAACTACCAGATCGTCAATCTTGGTACGGGATTGCGTACCACAATCGATTCTAATTTTTGTTAAGTTGATATTCATTAATCCTCCGAAAATTTAATCACTAACCACAAAATTGCCGCGACACCGAGTAATGCAAAACCCACCCCGATGAGCGCGCCAGATGCCAGCAAGATGTATATGGGTAGATCAATCATTCTGGCCTCCTCCCCTTGATGACCTCACTTCACCCTCCTTATATTTGATTTCGGTTTTGTAACGTGCCACTGATTGCTGGGGTTTTTTCTCTTGAGGTTTTTCCCAAGCAAATCAATGCGCCCCGTATCAATCATCACATCCCGCCGCAGCTTCCTGCGCTCATAATCAATTGCCCTGTTTTGCTGACATTCCAAACTCCTCATCCAGTCCAGTGTCTTTACGTCCGCCGATGGATCGGTATCCCATAGCCTGTCTGCCAGCGGCTTCAAGAACGTGCCGACGAATACACGCACGGACATCTTGTTAGCCATGGGTGGTTGCCGCAGCAAATTCTTATCCGGGGGAGTAATGTTGTACGGTTTGAGCCAGTAAAACAGGTAGCCAATAGTGATGTCTGACCGGAAAGCTTTGATCAGCATCGCGTCATAGATCCGCTGCCTGTCCATCAGTGCATCTGCCCGGCTATTTCTTTCAGGACCTCTACGTGCCCACGGTAAGCGGCAGCAGCACCCATGCCAAACCAAGCTATGGCCTTCTCCTCGTCATTCAGATCGGGGGATATGCCCTGAGACTCAGCCAACATCATGCCAGCAACCTTGGTCAGCGCCATAAGGATCACCATCATGTCCTCGCCTTCCATCAATTCCTCCACCCGATCCGACAGGTTAATCGCCTCTCGCACCATGGTCATGACTTCTCTTTCCATACCGCCTCCTCTACATATAGTGGTTTAAATCTCTACATGTAGTGATGATACTCTCTACATATAGTACTGTCAACAGGTAGTTCCGGTATTATCCTACCTATTGCATACCCGTGTCTAGGTTCCCCAAGGGTGATAGCCCAGCCTTTACCCATGCCAGAGGCACAGAGGTGGTGGTATCTCCCTGCCCAACGCCGTGATACTGGCGTCCAGCAAACCTTGGAGGCAGCGATTATATCGATGGGAAGGTTGTCTCACCACTTGTCCTTCCCTTCTTGTGTAGTCCCTCACTGACAGGCTACGCGGCTCGTAGGGGGGTGAATCCTCGGCCAGTGTATTCTCTACGGCAGCCCATGCAGGCTCTCTGCTATCGCGGTAGGTGCGCCCGGTTACCTGCCGGGACAGGTAACTTACTTCAGCGGCTCATCTACAATCTCCCCGTGCTCAATGCCCACGCGATGCTTGATTTCAACTGCGTAATACGTGTAGTCCAAATGACCACGCGAAGCCAGATCAGCCGCCATACTGCGACAACCTTCTATGGCCGAATCAAGAGAATCGTGGATATATTTGAAATAGGCACGTGTGCCACATGAAGATCGCAAGAATACTGCGTACTGCGGAGATACTGCTTCGTGCAATTGCTGCACTGTTTGTCTTCTTGTTGGCTCTTCCACGTACCCATCCTTTGAACAATGGTTGCGGAGGCCGTAAAAAAACCCTTATTTCTTGGCTCTCCGTGTAACGGCACGATCCCTTTCGGGTGAGAACCAAAACATAAAGGTTTTGGGGTTGTCCTGCCGTTACAGTGACAGGCGCAGTATAGGACAGGAACAGATTTGATGCAAGGTTGTAGGAAAAAATCCCCCCGTCATGAAGGAGAGAGAAGTGACGGAGGGTTCCGGTTTCACCACCAGAGGAAATCTTCCCCGTCTCTCCGGGGTGTCCACAAGATCGCTCAGTGAGACTACAGACGAAAGGATTACCAAGTTCTTGTTGCCGCCGTTACCCACCTGCGGCTGGGGCATGAAAAAAACATCAAACCACAAGGTACTCGCTACACTGTTTGCGACCAGCTTTTGCCCGACCACGCCACGCGAGGTGCGAAGCCAGCATCCGCTTTCCCCAGATAAAGAATAGCACACCAAATCTATCTGGAAATGTTTCCAGATAACCTTAATGCAACACATTGTTCCCCTATCAATATACCTATTGACACAATCCCCATATTTGGATAGCATACATGTGTTGCGTCCAACAAATGAAAGGAAAATATTATGGGCAAGTGGAAATCATTGGCGTTCCCCGTACCTGAAGATAGCACTGAGGATGGGATGGAGTTGCGGGACTACTTCGCGGCCAAGGCAATGCACGCACTGATCATGAACAGCCAGACCAACGGATACATCACCGATATTATTCATGTGGCTTATCGGTATGCCGATGGTGCTATGGAAGTAAGGGAGCAGTAATGAAGATCACCAACAAGTTCAACATCCCACAGACCTTTGTCAACGTAGTCAAGCGGCCTCAGTACACCAAGGGTGATGTCAACCTTAGCGTAACTGAACTACTGAACTCGCCGCAGATTGTGCAGCTACGCACCAAGCACATCGAAGAGCTTGAGAGTGACGTATCTGAGATGGTCTGGTCTTTGTTTGGCACCGCCGTTCACAACATCCTCGAGCATGGCAAGGATGATAACCACATTGTGGAGGAGCGCCTGTTCACTCAGTTTGAAGGCTGGAAGATATCCGGTGCTATCGATCTGCAAGAGACTCACTCTGACGGCGTAGACATCAAGGACTACAAGGTCACCAGCGCATGGACTGTCCAGCAGGAGAAGGCAGAATGGATTAGCCAGCTTAATTGTTATGCGTGGCTAGTGGAGAAGGTAAAGGGGCAGCGCGTCCGCTCTATTCAGATCGTGGGCATTGTTCGGGATTGGAGCCGCCGAGATGCAGAGGCCAAGGAGACCTACCCACAGGCACCTATCGTCACCCTAGACATCCCTCTGTGGCCGTTTGAGCAGCGTGAGGACTATATCCGTAGCCGCTTAGTTCTACACAACGAGGCGCTGTTTAGCCGGCAGGTGAATGATGAGCTACCACCCTGTACTCCCGAAGAAATGTGGGAGAAGCCTACCGTCTATGCCGTCAAGAAGATTGGTGGTGTGCGCGCCAAGACTTTGTTTGGCGAGATGGATCAGGCAGAGGAAGAGTTGGTCACACTGAATGCCAAGAAGAAGGAATACGAAATCGAAGTGCGTGAGGGAGAGCGCACCCGCTGTGAGAAGTTCTGTCAGGTCTCCCAATTCTGCAATCAACACACTCAATATTTAAAGGAGAAGTCATGAAATACCTCATCGCTATCTGGGCAATCACCGCTGCTGGCATGGCATACGCAGGCTGCACATCACACAGCTATCAGAGCAACGGACGCTTTGTTTACTGCACCACCTGCTGCGACAACGCCGGTAACTGCCAAACTTATTGCAACTAAGGAGTCTTATGAAACATATAGCAGCAGCATTGGTCAAAGCGCAGAAGGAGTTTGGTCCTGCGCTTAAGACCAGCACTAACCCACACTTCCGCACGAAGTATGCAGATCTTTCGGCATGCATTGAGGCGGTGATTGATGGTCTGAACAACAACGGCATCTACTTGATGCAGTTGAACGAAGAGCGTGACGGTGGTGTGTGTGTTCAGACCGTGTTCATCCACGAATCTGGCGAGCAGATAACTTCTGGTTCTTTATTCGTCCCGGCAGCCAAGCAAGATCCGCAAGGCTACGGTAGCGCACTAACTTACGCACGCCGCTATAGCCTGATGGCCGCATGCGGTATTGCTCCAGAGGACAATGATGCCAACTCCGCTAAAGCTCCTGCTCCTAGACCTACAGTGGTATCTCCGCCGCCGCCTGCGCCCACTCCGAAGCCTAAAGCGGCACTTGTTGTACCTCCTAAAATGGAAGGGAAAGATTCACAGTGGCAGCTTAAAGTTTCAGCGGAGCCCGAAACAGAATGGGAAGACTGGCTCAAGACCGTGGTAGATCTGACCGTGTTTGCTCTTGAGGCATCACAGAGCAGGGCAGATGTGATGAACATCTTCCGCACTAACCGGGTGATCTATGACCGCATTCAGGCACAGGATGCAGATGCATACACAGAACTAACCGCAACATTCAAGCACTTCAAGGAGCAGTTTGATGAACAAGTATCCGAATAGTGGCGCTCTGTTTTATTCACAGAACCGTGTCCACCCCAACTCACCGGGGTTGACCGGCGATATATCGGTAGACCGTACTCTGCTGCGTCAGATGTTGGATGAGACAGATGAGGACGATATAAAGATCCGCCTGTCAGGGTGGGAGAAGCAAGGTACCCGTGGTCCGTTCTTCAGCTTGAAGGTAAACACCTACAAGAAGCCAGAGGAGCAGGCAAAGCCACAAGCAGCGCTGCCAGTTGACGACAGCGACGTACCTTTTTAAATGGCTAAGCTTAGTCCTACGCAACGCAGTCTGGAGTATCTGCGCGAGCAGGGGTACCACGTTGAGATAGTAGAGAAGTGGAATCACTGGGCGCGGATACGTCAGGACTTGTGGGGGTGGTGCGATCTACTGGCGCTGAGAAAGAACGAAGTACTAGCCGTTCAAGTAACAGCGTCAGCAGTGGCTGCGCGCATCAAGAAGATTCAGGATAGTTCGACCGTCCAGTTTGTTCGTGATGCTGGTATCAGGATTGAGGTACACGGCTGGCGGCAGAACAGTAAAAAGGAATGGGTAATAAGAGTGGAGGACATATCGTAATGCAGACCAGTAACTTTGAAGCCGTCAAGATTGCTCTGAAGCAAGACAAGACTGGCTATGTATTGACCATGTGCATCCATCCCAATGAGCTACCGGACGAGGTGCTACGGGATTTTGTAGGTGCCCGCTATCAGGTGGTGATGGTGCGCCTGACCGAGGATGAGATGCCGATGAATCGGGAGCAGGAGTTTGGCAAGGACTCAGTCAGAACTGCTGCAATTCTATGCCGAGACAAAACCTTCTGGCGGTTCTTGAAAGAGGCGGGACAGATCTTTGAGGCCACAGAGGAAGAGGCCACTGACTGGCTTAAGCATGAGCTAGGCGTACCCAGCAGATCCGAAATACCTAAGAGCCAGATTGCAGTTAACCGACTTATCTCAATACGACAGGAGTTTAATTTATGGAAGCAAGTAAACGATTGATACCTTACTCAGTGCATCTTTCTGAGTCTGTGTACAACGCCCTGAAGGAACATGCCAAGGGACGTAAGGCATCCTCAATTGTGCGTGACGCTATTACCATGATCCTCGAGGGTGACAATGCGTTCCAAAGTGGATACCGCAAAGGACTTCGTGATGCTATGGATGTGATTCACCGCGACCCGTATGCGTCCAGCATTAGTGTTGGTGAGCGCAAGATTGCCGATACTTTGATTGACCAGTTGGAGCAATTAGCGCAAGCATGAATCGCCCGCTGTACGAATCATTCAATGATCTGACAAATGAGCAAAGGGTTGCAGCTAATCTTTCTACTTTGTGGAAGGCAGACTTTCATAAACTTCCAAGGTCTTATCATGTTGATTGGATGGCGTGCAGGGACAACCAGACAGTAGCTTTTGCAGAACTGAAGTGTAGGCAAAACGAACGGCTTGCATATCCAACTTTCATGATCTCTTTAGCCAAGTGGATGCGCGGCAAAGAGTTAGCTAAGGAAGCGGGGGTCCCATTCATCATCATTGTGGATTGGACAGACGGCACGTTCTTTCTAAAGGTACAAAACCAGCCAGTTACCTACGGGTTTGGCGGGCGGAAAGATCGTAATGATTTGCAAGATATGGAGCCAGTGGTTTTTATTGACACCAGTTATTTTATGACCACTAAGGTGAAGTAAATGTTAAAGAACGGGAAGTTTATTAAGGAGCCGCCCATAAGAATTGGTGTGCATTACATGCCGACCCACAGGGTATCCGCTACCGAGGAGGAAAAAGAAATGCAGCAAGTACTTTTGCGTGATCGATGGAGAAGGCGCACACCTGTAAACCTTGGTGTCGGCGGCCTGCTGGTGCTGGCATACCTGTTCTTCTGCGTCATTGTCTTAATAGCTAACCTTATAGCAGGTAAATTTCTTGAGTAAGAGTCTTGTAAAACTGGCACAGCAGGTAGCGGATGAGGAGGATCTTATCTATGCACCGGATGTGGCTGCGCTTAATTGGATGAATAAGTTTGCCAAGTTGATAGCCATCAAGGAGCGGGAGTCGTGCGCCCACAAACTTGAAGAGGCAGGATACCCGGACATGGCAAAGCTACTAAGGGATGGCAAATGGTAAGAAATACAGGAGGCGAAATGTTTATTGAGAGCGTTAGTTTTAACCGTGTGCGGTATTGGGTCGATGTTATATGGGCAAAGTCGTTAGCGGCGATAGCCATGCTGTTGATCGGTCTGTACATAGGTGAGATGAATGCAGAGAGCCGCATGGTAGCTGACTGTAAGTTTGCTGGCGCTTTCCGCGTAGGTATACAAGCATTCACATGTCAACGGAGGATTTAATGAAGTATGAAACAATGAGCGAATGGTCGAGGCGTATACACACAGAAGGACAAAGAAAACCCTTACGCTCTTTTCAAGAACTGTGTAAAGAAGTTGGCGTGAATTCTAAGTCCATGGCGGGATACTTAGGCACATTTAACGGCCCAAAAGCTAAGATAAACCATAGAGGCGGTGTAGTTAGAAATATGTGGTATGACCCTGACGAGTTTCGTGCGTGGTGGAAAGAAGTAAAACGCAAGATGGAAGCGCCGGAATATAAAAAATACGTAAATAAAAAGAAAGCCCCAAAAGAATATAAACCCACTGAGGCGTTTCGGTTGCAGCAATGGTTACGAGAGTGTGGTGGTGCAACAGTTAAACAGATACGCGAAGCAGGATTTACAGGTGTGTATGGTGCAGCGTCCAAGCGAATGATGGAGTATGGTTCTCTTATCAAAGAGAGTAGGAATGGTAAGACTTTTTGGATTGCTACCGACTTAGATTACATAACCAGAAAAGGGGGGAGAGAATGAAAGCGTTTCCAAATTTAGATTTTCATAAACTCAATCAAGGCATGGACTTACGCGATTACTTTGCGGCACATGCAATGCAGGGATTGATACACCACTTTGATTTCGGCACATTCAGAGATGACCCGTTGAGGGTTGCAAGGTGGGCGTATACCGAAGCAGATGCAATGATGAAGGCCAGAGATGAAACCCCCTGAGATCGTAGCCGTTGCGTTCTACGTAGCGATTGCTGTGTTCAGCTTGTACTACGGGACGAAGGCAATCATTAATGAGCCGCAGTTAATGTGTGGTGTGGCAGAGATAAGCCCTGACTTCAGGGAAGCAGATCGTATGCGATGCAGACAACAGAGAGGACATAAGTTATGACTACTAACGAACAAGTAATGAAAATAATGGAAGACCTTGGGCTGCATGAAGGCGGCATTGAGAATTGGATTCCTGACAATGGATGGGTCAAGGTTGCCAACATAGTTGCAGCAGCAGAGCGCGAGGCGTGTATCAAACTGTTGGAAGACTTCTCACAAACACAGATGGTTCCCGTTGTAGATACATGGCGCATGGGTTTGATTGCAGGAGCTAATGCTCTCCGGCAAAGGGGCAGGAATGAGGAGAAGAACAATGGATAAAACATTTGCAGCAATCGAAAAACTTAAAGAAGTCGAACTGGAGTTGCACCGGCTGAAGAACTACGCAGAGATGATGAACCGCTCAGTCGAAGCAAAACGCAAATGGCAGGGGCTGACGGATGATGAGATAAAAGAGATTGTCGGGCCGTGGGGTTCGTTACCTGTTGATGGGTACACGCGCAAACTGTTTGACCAGATCGAAGCCAAGTTAAAGGAGAAGAACACATGACCGAGCAAATGCAAGAACAAATACAAACCATACTTGAGATCAACAAGATGATCGTCAAGCAGAACGCTCTGTTGGTGCAAAGCCTAACACTGCCTCAACTTATGGTGAGCGGAGAGCGTCCGGGATCTTGGACTGACTACCCAAAAGATAAGAACATAGCGTGAAAACCATAGTCCACGTCAACCAGCATGTCATCAAAGCGAACCGAAAGACGGGCAAGACTGATCCTGTTCTCACAGTCAAGACCTACAAAACGAACGACTATGGCAGGGAAGTTGAGATTCGGTCCTGAACACACCCAATCATGGGAGTACCCCCAACCTTTCTAAGGAGTCGGTTATGCCATACGTAAACAAGAAGCGCCCCTACAAAAAAGAATACCAACAGCAGTTGGCTAGAGGGGAACAACCAAAGAGGAACGCACGTGAACGCGCTCGGTACACTATGGACAAAGTTGGCATCGACAAGAACGGAAACGGGAAGGCCGACCAGCGAGAAGGAAAAGACATCGACCACGTCAAGCCCCTGTCTAAGGGCGGCACCAACGCTAGATCAAATCTCAAGGTCAAGTCTGCAAGTGCCAACAGATCTTTCTCCCGCAACTCTGATCGCTCCGTCAAGCGAAACACCCCGAAAAATGCAAACAGTCGGTGATAAGTATTTAATAGTAAGAACCCGGTACCCAGAGAAGATTACAAATAGTATAAGAAGCAGTAAGGTTTTATCGAAGAACGAAGTCTCTGAGGTAGAAGTTGAGTGGACGTTAGAGAACGCGCAGTTGTTGAAAGACTTGCGCTTGAAGAATGTTCCCTCTCCGATCCTAAAACATTACGAGTGGCCCGGCTTGTTCCCGCCGATGGTGCACCAAAAAGTAACCGCAGAGTTCTTCACCCTACACCGACGCGGTTTCTGCTTTAACGAACAAGGCACGGGCAAGACTGCCTCTGCTATATGGGCTTCAGACTTCTTGATGAGCAAGGGCTTTATTCGTAGAGTCCTCATCGTCTGCCCCCTCTCAATCATGCAGTCGGCTTGGCAAGCAGACCTATTTAAGTTTGCAGTTCACCGCCACGTAGATGTTGCCTACGGCCCCCGCCTAAAAAGAAAAGAGATCATCAACGGCAACGCCGAGTACGTAATCATCAACTACGACGGCGTTGAGATTGTTGAAGAAGACATCAACGCTAACGACTTTGACCTAATCATTATCGACGAGGCCAACGCCTACAAGAACGCACAGACCAATCGCTGGAAGTGCATGAAGCGGCTACTCAATTCAAACCGCTGGCTATGGATGATGACAGGAACCCCAGCCGCCCAGTCTCCCTTGGATGCGTACGGCATCGCCAAACTTTGTGTTCCAGACCGAGCGCCTAAAACTTTCGCAAGATACAGGGACTCCGTGATGTTT